CGTGAGGCCAGGCGACCACGGCTTGCGCCCGTCCGCCCTTGTTCCTCAGAAATCTGTCTCCAAATAAACCCCGGCGCATTCGAACGCGACCGCTGCTGCCGTCGCGCCGGTGTTCAGGAAAAGCCGTGGCGACAGGAATTGCGTCGCGGCGGGCAAGTCGGCGGTGATTTCCTGCTCGAACACCGCGCCGGAGACTTCGTCGACGACGCGCACCCAGACAGAGCTTCCGTTCGGCGGGGCGGCGATGAAGAGCGTCAGCACCCCGCCCGTGGCAATGGCGAAGGACGCGCCCATGTCGGTCAGGGTCGGTGCGCCGGTGCCGTCGTTCGCGACCAGGTGCCAGCGGGTGTGCGTCCCGCGCTGGAAACCGATACCGATGCAGTTGATGGCAGCAGCAAGCGTCAGGGTGGTCGCCAGCGCGGCCGTCGATCCGTAAAGCCCAAAGAAGCCCATGCCAGTTGCCTGCAGCGTTGTCAGCGAAATCCGCGTGACGAAAGTCCAGCCGCCGTGCCCTGCCGCATTGCCGCGCCAGCAGGCCCAGCCTGCGGATCGCTGGTCGGCGACCGAGTCCACGACGGCCGCCGAGGTCAGGCGCCAGCGCCGCATGCTTGCTGCGAGGTTCGTGGCGGCGAGGGTCGGGTGCGAGACTGTGCCGACTGAAGTGATGGGTAGGCCCTCGGTCGTGATCGTGGTGCTGACAGAGGGGGACCAGTTGGCGATCCGGTTCACGCCGAAATGCGGCTGCAGCGGGAAGTCCCGCCCCGAGGGGCGCATGACGTCGATCCACGGCGCCCCGGCGCGGTTGCGGGCATAGACCGATGCCTTGCCTGCGGGCGGCGGGGTCGGCGCGGCGCTGAGGCCCGGCAGGACCGTCGGCTGCGGCAGTTCCACCTGGCCGCTGGTGCGGTCGATCCGGATCGCCTCGAAGAAGGCCGAGCCGTCCGGGCTGACCTTGAAGCCGAAGTCATCGTTGCCGAGAAGGCCGATCAGCGCTCGGGCAGAGAAGCCGGTCTTGAAGGCGAAGGCAGCGTCGTTCGCCGGAGCGGACTTGTTCACCGTCGCCTCGATCCCGGCGCCTGCGTTGTTCAGGAGGACTGCCGGTGTGTTCACCGACAGCCGGTTGTAGCTGTCGGCCGTGGCCCCGCCGAGGCCCAAGAGCTGCGCGGTCAGGTTGGCCTGGGGCATGCCGACCTGCGTCACGGCATTGGCAAAGGTGACCGTGGGCGTGTTGATGACGGTCGTGCCGCCCGCGCCAGCCGTCGCAGAGCCGATGTTCACGACCGTAGTCGATCCTGAGGCTCCGCCGGTGCCGAGGTTCACGGTCTTGGTTACGCCCGTGGTCGTGGCCCCGGTGCCAATGCCGTAGGTGGCGGTCGTCGTGGCCGTCCCGATGCTGGCGGAGGCAGCCGAGACCGTGACTGTGCCCGAGGCGGTCAACGAGCCGGAGAAGGTCTTGTTGCCTGTGAAGGTCTGGGTGCCTGCGAGGATCGCCAGTTCCGACGAGGTGTTCGGCAGCGTGAAGCTGCGGGTGGTGCCTGCGCTGATGCCCGCCAGCGAGAAGGTGGCCTTCTTCGTCGGGTCCGCATCGTTCACCAGGCTGAAGACCGCATCCGACACATCGCGTGGCTCGCCCACCACCTCCCAGGCGCTGCCGGTCCATACGAAGAACAGCCCCTCGGCCGCGACCCAGACCAGCCAGCCGGTGCGCGGCACAAGCCGGATCCACGCACCGTCGATCCAGAAGGCGATGTCCAGGTCCCACCCGGCCCAGAGTCCGCTCGCGCCGGAGGCCACCAGATGGCGGTTGCCGTCTGCCGGGCTCGCCGGGGGCGCGGTGCGCGTTCGGTCGAGGACCGAGAGTTGGACCATGGCGTCGAGGAGGCGCAGGGCCTCGTTGTGGGTGACATGTTTCTGTGCCTGCGCCGCCAGGAGGTAAGGCAGGCCCAGATGGGTTGTGGTGTCGGACATCGGGGTTCCCGTCAGAACTGGAGGGTCTCGGACGCGGGCGTGCCACGGCCGAGGCGGTTCGAGAGCTGGAAGATGCGGATGGCCAGCGTCTGCCCCGGCCCCAGCGGCGCGCCCCAGTCGGCGGTCTGCTGGGCGGCGGTGTAGAGGACCGAGCTCGTGTTGCTGGTCAGCGTGCGCTTGACGGCGGCTCCGTCGAGGATCTGCACATCGTAGCTTTCCACGTCCTCGGCCAGCGGCACCTCGACCTGTTCCCAGGCATCGGCGACCAGCGCGCGGGATCGGCGGGTCCAGCGGATGATGAGATCGCCCGGGCTGCGTGCCGTTCGCCATGGCTGTTCGACATGGACCGGGGCGAATGGAACAAGCCCCCGGCCAGTGGGGGTGAAGCCCAGCGCGGTGTAGCTGTCATCCGTGACAGAACGCGCGGCCGGGCCAACGCGCCAGTTCCACGGCAAGCCAAGGTCAGCCTCGGCGATGGGCAGCGCCGAAAGCGCGGAGTCCAGGACCACAACCCGCGCCCCGGCTGGGGCCGGGTTGCCCATTGCATATTCCGTTCCGCGCTGGCCGCGTAGGAGGCGAGTCAGGCGATAGCGGCTGGGCGCGATCAGCTCGGCTTGACCCGCTTGGACGATCTCCCAGACGCCTGCCGTGGTCTCGACCGCTAGCGCATTCGCCCCGCCGAAGAGGGTGACGTCCGTCACGCTTTCCAGCGTCCCGGACAGGAGATCGACCACCAGCGCATTGCCCAGATCGAAGCGCGAGGTCGGGCCGGGAAAGAAGTCGAAAGCCAAGGTGCCGATCCGCGCCCGACTGCCGAAGGTGGTGAGCAGATTGAAACCATCAGTCGACGCGCTGCGGAACACCGCGATCTCGCCGGGCCAGGGGCTGGCATGGGCGGCGATCAGGGGGCGATGGGCTGGTTGGTCCTCCGAAATCTGCGGCAGGTCCAGCATCACCACCTCAGGCGTTCCGAAGACGACGGGGCTGGCGAGCGAGGCCGAGCGGGGATCGCCGGGTGGAAGATCGTAGGCGGCGCGGTCCTGGCGGACGGACTCTACCCCGCGCGCTTCGGCATCGGCGACCGAGACGAGGCGGAATTCCACCTCTCGGCCGTCATGCGCGAGGTGGATCACGTCGGCGGGATCGAGAGCGAGGCGCGAGGGCGGCAAACGGAAGGTCGCACATTCCCGCCCGATCCAGGCTTCCATCAACGCGCGGCGGCAGCGGCGTTCGGCCTCCTCGGGAGGGATCGCCATGGGGAAGCTCTCGGACCCGATGCGCGTGGTGTCGACGGTGATGCGACGGGCTTCGACCAGCGCGGCATCATAGTCCTCATCCGCCCGCGCGACCTGCCACTTCAGCGCCTGCGGCAGTTCCGTCTCCTGGCCGCGCGTCAGTTCAAGTGCCTCACCTTCCCGGCTGGCCGCCAGATCATCCACCGTAAGGGTGAGGCTCGATGCCCGCCCGCGCATGACGAAGCGGATCACGCCTTCGGTCTCGATGGCATCGAATCCGAAATGCCGTGCCAGCGTGGAGATCGACGCGCGGGGGCTTTCGAGGGCCCCGATCACATAGCCCTCCACCGCGCCCCAGAGGCCGGAGACGTCGATCAGGTATTCAGCCAGCCCGGCGCGCAGACAGAGATGGCGCACGAGGGCGGCCAGTGACACCGCGCCCAGCCGTCCCGTCAGCCAGTGGCCGAGCCGCCAGTTGGGGCCGTCCGTCCAGACGCCGGTCAGCTCGGGGAAGAAGGGATAGGGCCGCGCATCCCAGGTCCAGGCGGCGCATTCGGGGACATGGACCATCCGGCCGCCGTAGACGGACGACGTCGGGTTGTTCGTGCCCTGTCCCCACCAGAGGTAGCTCGCTTCGAGGTAGGCGCGCTGGATGGCATCGTCGCGCCAGCCGCGGGAGAACCAGGGCGTGAAGCTCTCCGAGGACTTCGGGTCGAAGAAGACGTTCGGCTGGTTCGTGCCCCGGTCGATGGCGGGGCACCCCAGTTCGGTGAACCACACCGGCTTCGACTGCGGCACCCATGCGGTCGGCGTGCCGCTCTCCACCCCGCCCGGCCGGTTGAAATGCGGGTTCGACCACCAGGCGCGCAGATCCTTGTAGCGGAAGACCCAGGGCTTGCCTGCTGCCCCGTCAGTGATGGGCGTGCGGATTTGCGCCGAGCGGTCGGCGGCGCTGGCGTAGAACCAGTCGAAGCCCTCGCCACCGGCGATGTTGGTCTGCAGGTATCCCCGGTCATGGATCGCGGGCCAACCCTGCAGCGCATCGGCATGGTCGAAGCCGTCGCGCCAGTCCGAGAGCGGCATGTAGTTGTCGATGCCGATGAAGTCGATGTTTGCGTCTGACCAGAGCGGGTCGAGGTGGAAATAGACGTCGCCACTGCCGTCGCCCGGCTGGTGGCCAAAATACTCCGACCAGTCGGAGGCGTAGCCCACCTTGGTGCCCGGCCCGAGGACCGACTTCACATCCGCCGCCAGCGCCTTGAATGCGGTCACGGCCGGATAGGCGCTGGCGCTCGACCGGATCGTCGTCAGCCCCCGCATCTCGGTGCCGATCAGAAAGGCATCGACCCCGCCTGCCACCGCACAGAGATGGGCATAGTGCAGGATCATCCGGCGCAGGCCCCAGTCGCTGGAGGGGCCGGTCCAGCCGACGGTGTCGCCCACAATTGCGAAATGCGCCGGTGTGGCCGCGCCGAAGAAGGCCGAGACCTGCGTCGCCGCAGCGGCGGTCTTGTCCGCAGTCCCTGCATAACCTGCCGCCGGGGAGCAGGTGATCCGGCCCCGCCACGGGAAACTCGGCTGGCCGGGCGTTGCAGCATTCGCGCTGTAGGGGTTCGGCAGCGTGTTCCCGGGCGGCACATCCATCAGCAGGAAGGGATAGAACGTCACCCGCAGCCCGCGCGCCTTAATCTCGCGGATCGCCTGCACCATCGCGAAATCCGCAGGCGTGCCCCCGTACACAGGCCGATCTTCCGTATCCCGGCTGACGAGATGGGCACCCGCCCGCGCCACGCCGTTTGCGGTCCACACCTTCGGGCTGGTCACCTTGGCCGCCACTTCGACGCCGGGCTTGATGGTGCAGTTCCCGGCGCGCAGATCGTTGCCGAACCAGGCGACCACGAGGCTGACGCTCTCGACGGCCGGGGCCATGGCCTGCAGGCGGTCCAGCGCCACGACGACGTCCGCCTCGTCGGGCAGCGCGTTCAGGTTTTCGGCCGAGGTGGTGCCGCCGGTCGTCTGGCCGAACACCGTAGTCGTGGCGCCGACTGTCTTGCGCACAGCCTCCGTCGCATAAGTGAACTCGCCCGAGGCGGGGATCATTGTTACCGCCTTCACCAGCCCCTCGGCGGTGTCGGGATCCGCGAGCGGCCGGAAGACCTCGAAGCTGAGCTGCGGCAGACGGTTGCCATAGGTGGAAAGCGGCAGTTCCTCGAAGACCACATAGGCCGTGCCGCGATAGGCAGGCGTATTGGCCGCGCCCATCTTGGCCGTGATGAACGGGTCGGCCGTCTGGGTCTCGTTGCCGGGATACCAGCGCCACGTGATCTCCGTCATGTCCAGAGGCTTGCCGTCCGCCCAAATGCGGCCGATGCCGGTGATCGGGCCCTCGCACAGGGCGACCGCGAAGGACGCATAGTAGAGGTATTCGGTCGTCTGGACACGGCCGCCGCCCCCGCCCTTGCCGCCGCCCTGCGTCGTGGTCCTGGTCTCCTCGCGGAAATCGGTGGCCCAGATGATGTTGCCGCCGGTGCGCATGCGGCCGTAGAGGCGCGGGATGATGGCGCCTTCGGTCGCCGACGTGATCCGCAGGCTGTCGAGGCGCTGGCCCTCGATCTTCTGCGCTGGCGCCAGCGAGGACACGATCCAGCTGTCGACGACCGATCCGATTGTCGAGCCGATGAAGCCTCCGATCGCGGCGCCGGAAAAGCCGAGGATCGCGCCGCCGAAGGCTCCGCCGATGGCGGAACCGACAGCGCCGAGGACAAGCGTGGCCATGAAAACTCTCAGCGTTGGGGAAAGAGGAAGGCGAAGGCGATGCGCCGTCGCCAGATCGGGGTGATCGGTTCCTCGATAACGCCGAGCCGCTCGTAGGCATGGAGGAAGGAGTCGGGGCCGGTGAGGATGCCGACATGCTTGGCAATGGCGCGCGGCATCATGCGGAACAGGATCAGCGTGCCGGGTAGTGCGTCGCCGGGTGCGATTTCCGGCATCATGCGGCGCGCACCTTCGGCCAACACCTCGCGCGGGCCGCTTTCGCCCCAGTCCCGGCTGTAGGCCGGGATCGGGAAAGGCTCGGGCCCCACCACCTCGCGCCAGACGCCACGCGCGAGGCCAAGGCAATCGCAGCCGACGCCCTTGAGGCTCGCTTGATCGTGGTAGGGCGTGCCGAGCCAGGACCGAGCGACGGCGATGACCAGATCGGGATCGGCCGCTTTCACAACACCGCCCCCTCGTGGCCGCCGTCAGTGGTGGCATAGCGCAGTACAGCATCCTGACCGGGAATGCTGGGAAAGCCCTGGAAGTTGGCGACATTAGCGAACTTCGTGCCACAGGTCGCGATCCTCTTGTCGCAACCGGCGCGGATTATGAACGTGTCCGTGCCGGCGATGGCACGCACAGGGGCTTCCTGCAGCGTCAGGATGGCGATGCCATCGACGAGATCATGCGACAACACTTCGGCCCAACGTCCGGCATTGGCGCCGCTGGTCCATTCGAGGGTGCCGAAGGTGAACAAGCCGGAAGTGAAACTGCCAAGCCCAGAGGCGGTGAAGGCGCGGTCGCGCAGCAGGTCGATGATCGCGCCGGTCCCCTTGAAGGCCGGGGCCTCGAGATTGACCCCGCAGCGCGTATCGCCAAGGGCGGCATCGCATGTCGCCTGAAACGTTCTGCCGACCGTCTGGCCGAGGATGTGGGCCAGCGACCGGACCTCTGCGACGAAGGCGAGCCGCCCCCGCCGAATCTGGCCAATGGCCCCGCGCCGCATCAGCAATCGCTGGGATGTCGCGGCCCAGTTCACCCGCCAGACCTCGACGGCCGCATTGTCCCAGCGGCCGTCGAGAATATCGGTTTCGGTAATCCGTTCGGAGGACAGCACGCCTTGGGCATCCTGCGCATCTACGGACGAGTCAGACCCCGAGCGCACCTCCGAGGCCGAAAAACCGCTTTCCGGTTCGAAATCGGTGCCGTCGAACGACAGGGTCCGGTCATGGTCCGTGAAGCCGAAGGTCACGCCATCGGCGCGGGTGATGCGCCAGCACCAAGCAAGCGTGGTGGCGCCCTCGTCGAGATGGGCCTGCAGGGCGGGGTTCAGAGACTTCACTTCCGCCCCCAACCCCGCCAGAGCGCGATCGAGGCCAGCGCCGAGGAGACGACACCACCTGCCGCGCCGGTCAGGGCGTAGAGGTTGAAGGGCCTGAGATCGAAGGTCCCGGTCGCCACGTCGAAATCCGCGAGCCCCGCCATGGCGAGGCCGGAGGCGACAAGGCAGGCGAGATAGACAAGGCCGCGGGCGAGGTTCCAGTTCATGATGTTGCCTTTCCTTTGAGAAATTCCATCAACCGCTGCCACCACGACCGGGCGGCAGTCGGTTGGGTCCGCACCGGCAGCGGCACGGGCGACGGCGCCGGTTGGCTCGTCGGGCGTAGCAATGCCATTGCCTCGGCCTCGGTCAGCCGTCGGATCGGTCGCGAGAAATCGACCCTGCCGTTGCGGTCAACCGACCAGACCGGGATCGTGCCGGTCGGATAGATGCCCCTGGCGAAGAGATCGCGTTCCGCCTCGCGCCGGGAACGGATGGCGGCGGGACGGAGCCAGCCCATGAAGGCCGCTGCGGCCGCCGCGCGGTTCCCTGCGTTCAGGTGGCGCGTCAGCGCGGCCTTGGCGATGCCGCCGGTGTTGTAATGGAAGGACACCAGCGCATCGAACTCGTGGGGTTCCAGCGGCACCTTCACCGCGCGCAGCACCTCGGCCTCGTAGGTGGCGAGGTCGGCGCGGAAGAGCCGGAACGCCTCGCGGATCCCGGCTTGCGTGTCGGCGGGCATCCCGCGCGGCATCCGCGCCGGATCGGGCGGACCGGCGGCGGCGGTATGGCCGATGCCGAAGGTCCAGACGTCCTTCACGTCGAGATAGGGTCCGGGCACGACGCCTTCGTGCCGGATCAGGGCCAGAAGCCCCCGATCAGATGTTTGCATGGGATTACCCGAGGGTTGAGAGGAAAAGGATCAGAACGGCGACCGCGAGGCCGATGCGCAGCCGGTGGGCAAAGGCCTGTCCGGGGTTGGCGGGATCGCAGCGCAGGGAGCGCGCGAGGCGGAGAAGGTCATGCATCGCCGTCGCCTTTCCCGGCATGGCGCAGGCGGGCGAGCAGCACCTCGATGAAGGCCGGTCCGAAGACTCCGACCAGATAGGCCGCCGATCCGGCTGCGCCCCCGGCCGGGATCGCCTCGGGCGGCAGGCCGAGCCAACGGGCGACGAGCGCCATCGACAGGCTCCCCATCCCCGCCGCGATCAGACCGCCAAGCAGGATGTGGCGTAGCGCGTCGCGCAGGCGCATCTTCGTCGTCAGCGCGTTGGTCGCGCCGCCGAGCGCGCCCCAGGCGGCAAGAATGACTGCAGTGGATGCGCCCAGTTCGTGCAGCACCGCCGCCAGAAATCCGGTTTCGTCGTTCATCGTCGGATCTCCAAAAGCGGAATGGAGGTGATGGAGCCCAGCCGCTCGAGGTCGAGCGTCACGTCGAGAGCGTCGGTGTCGAAGCGGACCGGCACGTCGAAATCGAAGCCAGCGGTGATCGTGACGCCAGCGCCCGGCGTGGTGGTGAAGGTGATGACGCCGGTCGTGGTATCGACGGACCAGCCGGAGGCTTGGGGTGTGCCATTTAGGGCGACGGCGAGCGAGCCCGCGACCGGCTTGGCGATGGTCCGCACCCATGTCTGGCTGCCCGAGGCGTAGCGCTTCACCAGTTGGAATGTCGTCGTCGCACCGTCGCCGGTGCCGATCACCTGATCGGTCGGTGCGGGTGTCCCCGAAGGCAGGCAGGACTTGTGGTCAGCCCAGTCCTTGAAGCGAAATCCGTAGAGGCGACCATTGCGTGCCTCGAAGAAGGCGACGACCGCCGCCAGATCGTCGGCGCGGCGGATGCCATAGGCGACGTCGTAGCGGCGGCGGCTGTTGGCCCAGCTGGCATTGCGTTCCTCCGCCCCGCTCGCCAGCTCGACGATCTGCGTGCGGCGTTCCGGGCCGCCGCGTGCCCCTCGGCTGATCGCATCGGGGAAACGGACTTCATGGAAGGCCATCACATCCCCCTCCGCCCGAGCGACACGGCGCGGGCGATGTCGCTCGCGACCTGCGTGCGGGACTGCCGGAAGCTTTCGGCATCCCGCGCGTTGATCGTGACATTGACGGTTGAGGCGCCCGGCTGGCCGTAACTCGAGGCTTCCCGGCGCGACAGCACACGCTCCCCGCGTTGCAGGATCGCGGGGACCTCGTCGGGCCGCAGCCCGGCCCAGCCCCCGTTGTGCATGCGCGGCGCGCCCGCGAAGGCCAGCGCCGGGACCATTCGACCGGGGCCAGGGGCACCGACCATCCCGCCTGCATGCAGGATGTTCGCGAATAGCCCGCCCGCGCCGCCCAGCGCGCCGGAAAGGGCATTGGCGATGGGGCCGAGGATGAAACGACGCGCCGCCAGTTTTGCCAGATCGGCGATCATCGACGTGACCAGGTCGCGGAAGTCGAGTTTGCCGGTCTTCACGAAGTCGCCGATGGCGTTCTCTGCGCTCTGGAAGGCCCCGACCAGCGCGCTGCCGATGTCCCCGCCGATGTCGCGCGCCTTGGCGGCGTAGTCGGCGAGGGCTGCGGTGACGGCCTGCCAGCCGGTGAGGGCGGTGCCCGCGCCCTCGGCGGCAGCCGCCCCGGCGTCGCGCGCAGCACCGCCTGCGCCATCGGCCGCGGTGGCCGTGTCGTTAAGCCCTGCCGTGAGAGCATCGGCCGAGGCGGCGGCATCCGCCAGGGCGGTCTCTGCCTCGGTCCCCGTGCCGGTCACCGCATCCTTTAGGGCCTGCCAGCTGGCCAGAGGCCGACCGGCGGCATCGGCGAGCATCCCGGCCGCCTCGCGATAGCCGTCGGCCCGGGCGCGGGCATCCTCGGCCATGGCACCAAGGCCAAGATCAGGCGGCTCGAGGTAGGTCCGCGACAGCGCGGCCGAGAAGGCATCTGCAGCAGCGGCACCGGCTGCGGTCGCGGCACCCTCGAACGGATTGCCGATGCGGCCCAGTTCCACCGGGTCGAGAATGCCGATCCGCACGCCACCTTCGCCGGTGGCCCATTCGGGCAGCAAGGCCAGTGCCGCGTTTAGCGTCTCGATGAAGCTGTTGATGCGGGTGACGACGCCGTTCAGCATCGCTTCGACAACAGAGATCAGCCCGTTCGCGGCCTGGAACGCGAAGTCGCCGATGGCCCCGGGCAGGCTGCCCCAGATCGCCACCGCGGCGTCATAGGCGCCCTGGAAGATCGCCGCAGTCCGGTCGCCAAAGCTGACGACGCCTGCGATGGTGCCTTCGAGGGCCGATAGCCCGGCCGCCTTCAGCCCCTCCCATCCAGCCGCCATACGGACGAGTGCGGCGTCCAGCGACAGGCCGATGCGCGACCAGACCTCGTGGGCCAGATCGCCAAGAAGCCGGAACGCCTCGCCCACACCGCCGACCCGGGCCACCAGTTGCGAGAACTGGTAGACTAGTTCGCCTGCCCCGACGATCAGCGCACCGATGCCGGTGCGGATCAGAGCGCCACGCAGGAAGACCAAGGCTGTCGCGATGCCGCGCACCGACAGGGCCGCGGCGGCAAGGCCCGCCACCCAGCGCCCGGCCATGACAGCAGCGAAGGTCGCCGCATAGGACGCCAGCCTCCCGAAGTTGCCGATCAGCGTGTCGATGGCAGACCGCAGCATCCCACCGTCAGAGGCCAGAGCGACGAAGGCATTGGCCAGCGCCTCGATGGTCGGGGCCACGGCCACGGCGATGCGGTTCCGAAGGCCATCGAAGACCAGAGACACCGTGCCCAGCGCGAGTTGCGTGCGACGCAGAGCTTCCAGCGCATCACTGTCCAGAACCGCGCCAAGGTCGGAAGCCTGCTCGCCAAGCCGCGCCATTTCCGCCCCGCCGTTCCGCAGGAGCGGCAGGAGCCGCGTCGCGTCCGAAGCCATAGCCTCAAGATAGAAGGTCATCTCCTGCTGGCTCAGGCCTGCGCGTTCCAGCGTGTCGACGTAGAGCTGCAGGGCTTCTGGCCCTGAGAGGCGCGCAAACTGGTCGGCGGTGACGCCCACGCGGGGGGCGACGTTCTCGAAGAAGTCGGCCATCGGCCCGCCGCCGGTCTGCAGGAAATCCCCGACCCGGTCGTTTACGTCCTTCAGGATATCGGCCAGCTTCTCCTGTTCGATCCCGACAGTCCGCGCCCCGGCCGACCAGCGCTGCAGCGCATCGGGTGTTGCATTGGCGACCTGCGCGAACTGCCGGATCTGGGCGGCGCTGTCTGCCGTGGAGCGGACGATCAGGCCGAGCGAGGCTGTCGCGGCGGCAGCGGCGGCCCCGAGGGCAAGACCGGCACGGCGTGCGAAAGCAGCAAGCCGGGTGCTCGCCAGTTCCATCTCGCGCGACAGGCGGCCGAGGCCCTTCGCCCCGGCCTCGCCCACGCCCTCCAGTTCGGCGCGCACCTGGCGGCCGCCCACGGCGGCAAGCCGGACGGAGACGCGTTTCTCGGCCATGGGATCGGGGCTCCGGATGGGATGGGTTCAGTCGCGGTTCGCCGCGATCTGCTCGTTGACGCGGCGGACCATCACCGCCTCGAGTGCGGGCAGCAGTTCGGCGAGGACGGGCGGAGAGATGCCGAGAGCCGCGCCCAAGGCCAGCGCCGCGCCCATGTCCCAGCCAATCACCGCGCCGGGGATGACGCGCATCTGCCCGCCAAGGCGCTGCGCCAGGTCCCAGACCTGCGCGCCCTCGAGCGTCAGCGGCCGGTTCAGCCGTGCGGGGCAGTCGGGACAGGCTGTTCCGCAGGCCGCGCAGTAGCCTTCGCCCCCGCCGAAGGACCAGTCGGCAAGGGCGCAGAGCCGTTTTTTTCCGCGTCCAGCAGCAGGGCCTTGGCGACGTACAGAGTCTGGAACGCCTCGAAGGCAGGCCAGATGTCGAGAAGCGCGTCGATGGCCTCGGGGCTCGGCTCGATGGGATTGCCATCGGCATCGCCGATCCCCTCCCATTCGAGGATCGCACGCCGGGCCAGCGCCCTGGCCATGGCGAGTGCCGCTTCCTCGGTCGCCGCCCCCTCGGGCAGGTCGGCAATCGCGGGATCGCCGCGCGCGGCCACCATCAGCGCGGTGGTCAGCGGGCGGAGCCGGACACGCACGCCAGGGACGAGGTCGCACCACTGCGGCGCGTTCGAAAGGTCGAGGGTCAGCATGACGGGCCTTTTCAATAGGTTGCGACGGTGTTGACGAGGACGGCGGTGCACATGCGGGCGGGGCTGACGGCCTTGGCGGCCTGCCAGTCGAAGGTCACCTGGATGCCCTGCGGGCCCGGGATTTCGATCCGGGGGCGCGGCAGGTAGACGGCGTGGGCCGTAAAGGTGAAACTGGCGTTCGCGCCGATGCTCCAGGCGAAGACCAGCTCGCAAGGCGTGCCATCGATGGCCTGCGTGATCAGCGTGGTGTCGGCGAACCGCACCTCCACCCGGCCGGTCAGCGCCGCCATGCCGGGGTCGGCCCCTTCGATGCGCCCGTCCGAGCGGATGGTCTCGATGCGGTCTAGCCCGTTGGACCAGGTCACCTCCGCCGAGATGACATTGCCGAGCGGCGAGCCGTTCCGCGTGATCGCCCCGTTGAAATGCCCGAACCGCTGCAGGGCCAACGACGTCGGCGTGCCCGCGGCCGTGACCGCTGCGACGCTTTCGCCCTGCGCCACCAGTCGGGCAGTGGCGGTCAGCAGCCCCGACCGCGCCATCTGCCAGGAAAGCTGGTCGCAGACGCAGCCGGTGTACATCGCATAGCGCGGCACCTCGGGCATCGCCGTCTCGATGGCCATCGACGGCAGCGTCCAGTTGCCGGACTGGAAGGTGTGGGTCTTCGGCGTCGTTCCGGTGGTCGTGGGCTGACCGAAGGCCGCCTTCAGCCAGAGGCCGAAGTTCTCGACGTCGATCGGCACGACGACGTCCCCATCGGCCATGACCGCGTCCTTGATCGGGGCCAGCGGGTCGCGCCCCTGGCCCAGGAGTTCCGAGGCGATCAGCGGCTGTTCGGAGCCGAGCGTGGTGCTGGCGAAGGGCACCGTGTGATAGCCCGAGGCGGGCGCGGTGCCATAGACGGTCTCGAACGCAAGCGCCATCTGCGCCCGCGCCCCATGGGCTCGTGCCATCGTAGTCTCCTGTGGTGAAGGGAGTCAGGCCAGCGGATCGGCCGTGGAATAATGAAGGACGACCGGGATCACCGCCGCCTTCAGGCTGGCGGCACCCTCCACGGCCAGATCGACCGGGCGCGGTGCCTCCGCTTCGACCCAATCGCAAAGGCCACCCAGCGTGCGGTCCGCGGCAATTGCTGCGCCGATGCTGGCGCAGAGGGTATCGAAGGCGGCGTCACGGGTGGCACCCTGCACGACCGCCTCGATCTCGGCCCGGTGCTGGTAGTGGTAGCGAAGGGGCGAGAGCGTGACCTCGGGCTCCCCCGGCTCGCCGTCGCGCAGGATCAGGAGGCCAGCGGCAGACACGCGCTCGGGCAGCACGTCCCCGCGCAGGGCAGTAGCGGGCAGCGCCGAGAGCCGCGCGTGCAGCGCAGCGAGGATGGTTTCGCGGGGGGTGGGCATCGCTCTGCTCGGGCCGTTCTTGCCAAATTAATGCCTTGGGGCTATATAGCTTCCAAGACATGAGGATCGCATGCCGTGGACCGTCTCGTTTGCCGAGGAGTTCGAACCGGAGTTCGACGCACTCCCACCGGAGGTTCAGGACGCGATTCTGGCCCGCGCGCTCCTTCTGGAACGCGAGGGGCCGACACTCGGACGACCGCATGCCGACACCCTGACCGGGTCGAAGCATGCGAACATGAAGGAATTGCGCTGCAACGCGGCCGACGGCGTGTGGCGCATCGCCTTCGCATTCGATCCCGATCGGCAGGCGATCCTGCTCGTCGGCGGCGACAAGTCGGGCGTGAGCGAGAAGCGCTTCTACAAGCAGCTGATCGCGCGGGCCGATGAGCGGTTCGACCGCCATCTGGCGAAACGGAAAGGATGAGGACGATGGCACGGACCCTGAAGGACAAGCTGGCCACGCTCGATGCGGCCCGTCGCGCGGGCATCGAGGCCGAGGCCGACCGGCTCCACACCGAATACCTGACGCTGCAGGAACTGCGGAAAGCCAAGGATCTGACGCAGGTCCAGCTGGCCGAAGCCCTCGGCATCCAGCAGGCGACCGTCGCGAAATACGAGCGCCAGAGCGATCTGCTCCTGTCGACCCTGTCAAGCTACGTGCGCGCGATGGGCGGCTCGCTCAAGCTGATGGTCGAGTTTCCCGGCAAGGTCCCGGTGGCTATCGAGGGGCTCGGGGAGACCGAGGAGCCGCGCCGCCGCCGTCGTGCCGCCGCGCGCGCGTGATC